GGCTTCGTTGATTACGCTGTTCAGCCCGCCGCCTGCGAGTCCTGCGAAAAAATTCCCCGCGCGGTCGCTGCGCCGGTGCGACATCATCATCTGCGCGAGCCCGGCCACCAGCGGACTGGCCGCGGCAATCAGGTAATCCAACGGTTTCCGTGGCGTGACCTTGCTCTGCTGGCGTCCGAGAATCGCAGCCATGGCAGGATACATTTGAGGATTGGCAGCAACCTTCGCAGCAATCGCAGGAGGTAGTCCACCGCCAGCGGGTCCGCCGCCGCCTCCGATCGAGTCACCGGCATCCGCCATCGCAGCCGGCCCGCTCGCGCCGCCCGCCGACTCCCCTTTGTAATCCTTCCCAAGAATGCTTTGAATGAGGATGTCCGTCGGGGAAGCACCGCCGCCGCCTTCGAATGGTGGAGGTGTGGGAGGAAGGTTCTCATGGATGACAGGTTGAGTATCTAGCGGCTGGTCACTCTCGTTTGTACCGCCGCCCATGGCCCCAAAGATTTGAGGAATGATCGCAGCAAGGGTGTTGTCGGCGCTATCATCCCCGCCGCTTTGCCCCATAATTTGGTCGAGCAGTCCCACCTACACCCCTCCGAAGCTCTTCATCGCCAGACTGTCGAGAGGCCCACCGCTTGGTGCTGACATACCGCCGCTGAAGTTTGGCGCTTGCTTCTTTCCGAGGAGCCCGCCAAGAAGTTTTGTCGCGACTGGAAGAAGCAAGGAAAGCCCCATGGTGGCCGGAGCCAGCGCTGCGCCGGCAGCCGCAGACCCTCCTTGGAGAATCGGATTGTTGACCGTCTTAGAAATTCCCGAGCCAGCTCTGGGAGTTGCTCCACCACCCATGCCGGCAGCACCGGCCTGCATAACAGATTGCGGCGTTGTCGGTGGCGCGTCGTCCTGCGCCGACTTCATTGCATCCATGCACATACACGGCTCCTACTTGAACAATCGAATAAGCCCGGCCAGCGGAGACACCATGCTGGCTATTGGTCCAACTCCCGGTATCGCCCCGAGCGCCCCCAGTCCAGGAGACAAAAGGCTCATCGGATCGAATCCTTTTTTCGGCGCGGTTGGCAACGGCCCAGGGGTAAGCGAAGGCAATCCACCTCTCGGCATGGGAGTAGTTGGCATTCCACCACTTTCTCCCAGTCCACCGCTGTTCGGGTCTCCTGCTTTCATGCACACAACTCACCTCACGAATAGACCGAAGTCCCGTACATCGACAAATAGTTTGCAGGGTTACGCGCCTGAGCTACCGCCGCAAGATTGCTGGCGCCGGCCTGCTTCGCCTGCTGATTCTTGGCAATCAGGTCCTGCATGTTGGCGTCGTAGGCCCGGGCACGGCTCGCGTTGAAGTCCGATGTGATGCCCGCGCCGGCAGGAGAACCGGAACCTATTCCAGAACTGGCCAGGCTGCGAATCATGCTTCCGCGAGCTGGTGCGCTGTTCTGCGCCACCGTCCCGCTGGAGAAGTCCTTCAGCGCATTGAAATCTGGCAGGCCGCCAGTCATCTGCGCCTTGCCGAACGCTGCTAGAGGGTCAAGCGCCGCGTCCTGTTTCGTGATCTGCTGAGGAATCAGACTCTTCAGCAGGTCCATGTAACTGGATTGTCTGCTCGTCGGGCCGAAGCACATTTTTCCCTCCTTCCTGGAGTTCGGCGCCGGCAGGAACCAGCCACCTGTTTGCGCGTTTCGCTCCCATAGCCTCAAGCATTGGAATCCACTTGTCCTCGACTTCCGGGTCCACGTACACCATAGCCGCGGTGCGCTGGCCGGCGTTCTCCTCAAGCACGATAGCCGCTCGTTGCATCAGGCGTGCCCGCGAACGATCATCCTCGCAATGGAAACTGGACATATCCCACACCTGGGTGAGCGTCATAAAGCCCACACATTTCATGCCTGCCGGCGTGGTAAGCGTGTCTATCCAAACTCTGGACATGCGCGGCAATAACTTGGCTAGGTCAGGATTTCCCTTCTCCTCCAAGTAGTCGAGAAGCAGGTCGTACAGGCGCCCACAAGACTCTTCCGGAGCATCGTCCTTGAACTTAATGATGAAGATCTGTCTCATTGCGTGTTAGGAAGCCTCGCCCCTTGGTATCTTCCTCCGCTGGCCTGATTTGCCCAGGTTGGGTCCGGTGCAGAACCGGCTCCTGATGTCCCTCCGGTGGTTCCAGTCACGACAAAGAGGTCGGTGTTGGTTTTAGCTTGCACTGCGAGTTTGGGGCCTTCGCGCCCGATCGCGCTGACCGCGCAAACATAGAACATCGCTGAGGAGTTTCCAGGAAGTTTGACGGTGAGTTGTCGCGCGTTCTTGTCCGCAATCTCCTGAATTAGGTTGGTTTCGTTGTCCTTGAAGACGCGAAACCGGTCCATGCCCTGCTGATTCGCTGACACGCTCCAAAAAAGCGTGGCCTCAAGACTTCCAGGACGCGACTGAAGATCCTGAAGGGCAGCCGGAAGCCCGCGGTAGATGCCAGACACAGGATTTTCTCCCGGAGCGCGAGGCAGCATGGTCTGAATCGACATCCTCATGGTGCGGCTGCTCCGATGTCGCGGCCCATCCCGAGCTGCGGCCTGGTCATGTAAATCCTGCCGTAGGTTTCTAGGGGAACGTGTGGGATTGGTGCGCTAAAGGCCAACGTGCCGTCGGCGGGGTGTGACGCCAGTTGAAAGCGAACGATCATGTACTGCGTCTTCTCCTCGATCTGAACCCGCCACAGCGAAGTGTTTTCGTCGTCGGAAATGGCCTCCAGGGAGTCTAAGTCATCGAGGTCCTGTAATGTCAATCGCAAGTCCTTGCTGACGCTAATCTGTACCTGCCCGTCTCCGAACCATTCGAACGCTCCAAACGTTGGCTCCTTCGGTCCAGCGTTGAAAAGCATGATGCCATCGGCGTTATAGCCGGAAACCGTCGAGAGTGTTGACGGTCCATCCTGGTCACCGTCCTCGAGTTGCGTAAATTCGCCAAGGTTTGAACTCGCCCACAGCCGCATCTTGCCGTCGGTATCACGCATGGACTCTACCTGGTCCGGATTGCGAACGAAGGTGCTAATGTTGGCGAGGTCGCTATACACGTGCTCGCGGCCAATTCCCCCGGCTCCAAAGTCGTGAACCACCACAACATCGGCGCCATTCTCGTCGAGCCCCTTGATGTACAGGCAGTCGATGTCCTTCTCCGGATCCAGCAAGTACGCCACCTCAAAACTTTCTAGGTCCACTACCCTCGCGAGCAGCGCGGCATCATATTCGAGGCTGACGGGAATTGGTCCAGACTCTGCCCGAGTCATCAGTTGCTTTTCAGCAGATATCCAGAAAGGTCCGTAGCGCGTCTTTGCGAAGGCTCTGTGTGTGGCGATTCCGCCAATCCACGTCCCTCGCCATTGCACCATAGGCCTTCCGAGGCTCACATCTGTGGCTTGCTGCTCGGTAAGAATGCCCAGATGGTTCCGTGTCCACACCCACGCTTCGTTGTCCACCGCATGAATCGACCGACAACGCTCTCCGGTTGGAAAAAACACCTTGCTCGCAGCCGGCCACGCTTGTCGCGCGTCACCCACAAATTGTCCGGATGGGACGTCGGCCAGCGATTCCGAGAACATCACTCCGCTCGGGTCGTCATCGTCGATCGCGTAAGCACGGTTCAGCACCCACGCAATCATGTGGAAGTTTGGCGGCAAGCCGTTTCTGGTGGGGAGTTCGGCCTCCGGGTCTGTGGTTGGCGAAGCAATAGAGGCGGTCGTGAGCGTGTTGCCAACCACAATCCAGGTGCCTACGTTGTCGATCAAGGCGTTCGGGACCAGCCCGTTATCTCCTGTCCGCCCGATGAGCTTCACCCATTCCGCGGTGTCGTAAAAACCTCCTTGGGACCGATCGAAGAGCGCGAGGTTCGGAAGGTTGGTAAGGTTCACCCGGCCGCCAGCGGTGGGCACAGTAAATCTGGCGCCGATCGGCACGCGGTTGCCAACGTGTCCAGAAACCGGGTCGTAATAGCACATAAACATCTGGTATCCGAGATAGCTGGTGGTCTGCCAGGTCCCAGTCGAAGCAGTCGAGTAGCTCGCCACGGCAGAGGCCGGGTCGTAAGCCGTGATGATGCTGACGGTCCCGCTGTGA